GTCAGGTCCACGGAGTATACCATCTTACCCTCTTTGAGGGCAGCTTGAATACAAGGTAGTGCTTTGGATTGGTCAAAAGTACAATCCCACTCAAGTTCTTTGACGATACCATAAATGGCATCACCAAGGGGCTTAAGTGCCAACTGATGAATCCGATAAGGAGAAGCGATTGCTCGCAACTTCATACCGGGTTCCTGAAGGAAGTGAACCTCACCTCCATACAGGTAATCATCAGGTTTGATTGTACAATATTTCTCCTTAGGACCAAGGATGGGAGCGAATACAGGAGCATAAAGCTCGTTGTATTCCCAACCAAACTTGTAAGATACATCAGAATCAAACCATCGGATTTCTCCGAGAATGTTTGAATTCTGTGGTACCTTATCCTGTCCGTGAGGCCGGGGTGCCAGCTTAGCTGGACTACCACGATACTCAATGACAGAATTTCCACCGCGAGGAATATGCCTTAATCCGATTGTCTTTTGGATATGTCTTAGGAATGGTGAGTAAAACTCACTATAACCTAATCCAACATCCTCAGAACAATTAACACCATCCAAGAATTTCTTAAGCTGCTTTTCTGTAGCTTGAGAACCTCGGAATAGTGTATAAATGTTCAACGCTTGTATAACCTTAGCAAACCTTTTCAGGGTTCGATTAAAGTTAGAACAAGTGTTAGACCATCTTAGTAAGGAACCGATCCACCCGTAATATTCTCCTTTGGAATTCTTTCGAATCCAAGGGATCGTATATAAGGGCGAACCAGCATTTCGGATGATGAATGTAAGTTTCAGGTCTTTCAACCTGCGAACTGTCCATTCAACACCACTACCTTTGACCCACCTCATTACATCATCAACCATGGGGTTGATAATGTAATTTGGTACCCCGATAACAGAAAGTCTATGTCTAGCTCCCTTCGCAAGGTAATCAAAATCAAAAGATTCTGATTTATTCATTGCTCAGCCTTTCGGTTGATGTGATGAATCCAAGCAAAGGTAGACTATACCTCTGTTAGGTGTGAGAGACCAACAATGAAGACATCAATCAACAATATCAAGGGAGAGATTACGAAGATGACTATTAATCAATTCTCCGGCTCTTTCGAGCTGAGGCTTGAGGAATAGATCTCGGAAGGACTGCATATTGACCTTAGTGAGCTTTTCAATGTGTCCACATTGTCGCTGCTTTGCCCAATGGGCTAAAG